AAAGTGGAGTGACCAACAATTTGTTGAGTCTTACTCTGGCCGCAAGCGTACCATCTATGAAAATGCAGTGGGGTCTTTGAAGGAGAGACCTTTAACCACCAAGGATTCGTCCATCCGGGTTTTCACAAAGGGAGAGAAGACTGATTTCAGCGGAGACGCTGATCCTGTCCCCAGGATCATTTCACCCCGTGATCCTAGGTACAACGTGGAAGTCGGGAAATACCTCAAACCATACGAGCATAATTTGTATCAAGGCATTGCTCGGACATTTGGCGAGCCGACGGTGTTGAAGGGAATGACACTGGAGAGAATAGCTAGAACCATTAAGAAGAAATGGGACAGGTTTGCCGATCCAGTGGCAATAGGAGCAGATGCCTCACGGTTCGACCAGCATGTTCTTCGGGATGCGCTGGAATTCGAACACTCCGTGTATAACGCACATTTTAGGTCGCCGTATCTGCGATGGCTTCTGAGAATGCAGCTGAATACACGCGCAACCGGAGTCTGTGACAATGGCTTCGTTAGGTACGCAACGGAAGGTAGCAGATGTTCTGGTGACATGAATACGTCGATGGGGAATTGCCTTATCATGTGTGGGATCATGTACGCATTTTTCAGATTTCTAGGAATCAGGGCTTCTCTCTGTAATAACGGAGATGACTGTGTTATCATATGCGAACGCAGTGTAGAGCACCTGGTCAACCAACACCTCGAGGAATTCTGTTTGCGGTTTGGTTTCACCGTCAAGGTTGAACCGTCGGTCAACGTTATTGAGAGGCTGGTATTTTGCCAGATGTCACCAGTTGACACCGGACGAGGGTGGTTGATGGTAAGGAACCCAATAAAGGTTCTCACCAAGGACGGATACTCACTGTTTGACTTGGACAATGAGAAAGTGTTTAGGAGATATTTGCTCTCGCTAGGGAAATGTGGAGTGTCGATCACTGGGGGAGTGCCTGTTCTTCAGGATTATTACCAGGCTATGATAGACCAAGGACATGGGCCACTCATAGCCCACGAGGCCTTTCACGCCACCAGCACATTCCTATTGGCCAAGGGGGAGCATAGGTACTACACTAAACCCACTGACACGGCGCGCGCTTCATTTTATCGCGCGTTTGGGATGTCAGTAGAGCAACAGTTAGAGGTTGAGAAGGAAGTGCGTCAGTATGAGTACCGATGGGTCCCAACTATGTTGGGCCATGTGGGGGAGAAACCCCCCGCGACTTGGGGAAAACTACACCACTTGCTTACGGAATGTTCCCTTAGTGCGGATTAATTGGGTTCCACTCATTAAATGCCCCAAAACGTTTGGTACAATGCCATCCTGTGCCTGTAAATAATTACGTGCTAAACAAAATGCCGAGAGACTGCACGGCGGCGGCTCAATTGAGCGGAGTGGGATGAACAGTCCAGGTGCTTGTTCCTGTATCCAATACCAACAATGCC